GTTTGGCCGCGCCGGCTTTTGTCGCTACTTTTGCAGCTCCGCACTAGGTCTCGTAGTACAACGGATAGTATAGGAGCCTCCGAAGCTCTAGATTTAGGTTCGATTCCTAACGAGACCACAAAACCCCCTTTACACTATCGTAAAGGGGGTTTTTTATTTCAGTGTGCGGAAAAGTGTGCGAAATAACCCCTCTCCTACCCTATTTCTGATAGAAAATGACCATTGAAAACCGCACTTTCGTCGGCGAATCAGCTACCTCAGTAGGCGATGGCTACGCTGGCTTTCGCCTGGGCCGCCAGTATAAGCTGCAGGTCGAGCACCGCGGCGATACGGTGGCCATTGCGCTCGACCACCACTAGCACGTGAGTCCGGGTGTAGGGCCGCTGATGGCTACCAGAGAGCTGTTTGAGAAGTGGTAGGCGAAATAATAAATTCTGATTCATAGGTCACATGGATACTGCTACGATTGCTGCAATAACAGGTCTGCTACAAGTTGCAGGCACTATAGTAATTATTAAAATACAGCAAGGCCAAATTAAGGGATTGCGTGATAGTGTCAAAGACCAAAAGGATTCTATTGATGCCCTGAAAGGACAAGCGGAAGGACAGGCTTCGCTTACTAATCAGCAAAAGGCGTTGACTACCCAGATGCAAGATTTAATGTCAAAAGTCCTGGCAGATGTAGATAAGCGAGGAACGCTTATCAAGGAAATTGGGGATTTAGAAACTGCATCTGTACAAAAAAAGCTAGAGCAGAAGCAGGCTGAGAATGAAGAATTGAAAAAGAGTCAGCTAAATCAGCTAAAAGAATTAGATACCAATGGTGCGTCAGCAGAACTTAAGAAATTACTAAGCAGTGTTGTCGAGGAGAATGCTAGTACGAAAAACCAAGTAGCAGCTTTAGGCTCTCAATTAAGTGTTTTTTTCTCTAAAACTAATAGTTTGTATGATAAGCTTATTGAAGCTAATCAAAATGCCTTAATACAAAGTACGCAATTATTTCTCCCGAATAGCCAACACGATACAAGTTCTTTGCAGCACTTTACAATTAATAGCGGCACAAGATTTTTTACTTATGCTATAAGTGACGATGGTTATCGGTCAGATGATGGCGACAAATTGTGGGAGGAGTATAGTGCTTACGGATTTGTTAAAACTACAATGCGTGAATGGTCAAGTGAAAAGATTAATACATGGCAAGAGAGGGAAAAGCTACTCTCCGTAGTTAGAGAAAAGTTTCCCAACATGGGCATTCTTGGCGCTCGTCATCTTATCAATATGGCAGGCGACCATCTTCTAGGCCTTACTCACATACCAAGGCCGCCGACCGCATAAATATGAATTTCTAACAAATGAAGAGCCCCGCGCCTACTGGCCGGGGCTCTCTTGTTGTGCGAACCGTCCACTCGGTGCAGGCACCGGTGCTGGGCCCGCCAGGCACGCCACACGGCCGCTAGCAGCAAGATGATAGCTGTAATGATAAGAGACGTTGGATGATTACTAATAAGAATTAGCTACTTACTTTCACTCTATGGAAATTAAATTCGATAAACTGCTGCTGGCAGTAGTACCCTACTTATACTTTGTTTCTATCTGTTATTATTGGGGCTATTGGGGTACCCTTGACATTGATGCGTTTAGCTATTACGCCATCTCCGATATCATAAAAAGTATAGTATCTCCTATCAGTTCAACGTTAGGAGGGTTTCTCCTGCTTGTGTTAGCACTTGCAAGCACTAACGCCTTAGATGAAATGTCTAAATCATGGTCTAATAAAAAGATAGTAATCATATCACTATTATCCACCTTAGTAATATATTATGCTTTTTATTATGGAACTACTGAGCTTATGATTAACCATCCAGATGTAAAAACCAAAGGTGGATACTTTGTTAGGATAGGCATTTATATTATCTACTTATTTTTAACTGTGAGATTAACGCTCAAAATATGCTTCTGGATTATAACGCCACAAATTAAAGAGTATTATAATTGGATTTATTTTTCTATTTACTGCCTTATAGCAATTCCTGGAAAAACTTATATGTCAGGCAAAGATAATGCTTTGCGGATTATACAAAACAAAGAGTTTGAATACGTGTCAACATACTCGCTAACTGCAAAAAAACCATGGATTTATAAATATCTTGGGAAGGCAGGGGAGTATTACTTGTTGAGTACACTTGATAATAAGAGATTTATTATCGCCCCTACTAGTAAGCTTTCGCCATTAATAACTAGCCGATTCTTAGTTACCGACTCAATTAGTACTCGTGAATTTAGGTTGCGAGTAAATCTCTTAACAGCGGCTGCTCAGTAGAAATAAAAAATCCTGACAGTGTGTTCTAGACTCTTTTATTGATGCCAGTTGACTATGTTCGAAGCTAGCCTCACAGACAATCAAGTGTGAGCCTTATTATTGCTGCCTACGCATTCTTAGTCTCATGGCTGACACTCCCTTTTCATGGCCCAGCGCACTCGCTGGATTAGGCTTTAGCGTTATTGGCGGACTAGTTACCGCTTACGTTCAATACCACTATACACGCCAGCAGCAACAGGCTCAACTATTTCTAGACGAAAAAAGGGAGTTTGTATCGGCATGCGACAATTATCTGCATCAATATGGAACGTGGTTTGAACTGACACGATACTACGCATTGAAAGATTCATTGCCAGATTCTAAATGGACATCCATTGATTCATTGCCAGTAGAGAAATCTTACATTAGATTTAGGCATAATTTCGACTATGCCTATGGCAAAATGTTTCTCGTATCCGATAACGATTTTGGGCTAGTAACATTTCAGGTTTCCACCGTTTTGAGTAATACACTCAATAAGATGGTGTTCAGTGATTCGCTCACTAGCAAGGCCAAATACCGGCTTTTTTTGCGAGCTAACGACTACTTCCTAGCGCATTGGATGGTACGGGCTCAAAGGGAAATATTTCGTTACAATAGTGGGAATCGACTACAAAAGACGTTGCGGCAATCACTAGCGGAATTCAACGACTCTATTAATTTAATTAAACAGGACAGTATTGCAGTAGAGGATATGTATAAAAGCTTAGAACAAGTACAGAGGTATCAGGAACGGCAAGATTCACTAACAGGAAAAGATTACAAGAGAAAAGGAGCACCCAGAATGCCTACGCGTAAGGAATTCAGAGAATTTGTACGGCCTGGAAAACCAGACTAAATAGAAAAGCCCCGCGCCTATTGGCCGGGGCTTTTCTATTTAATTCTGAATAGCCGATAGCAGGCCTGAAACACCGCCCCGCCGCCGGCCTTCACAGCGGCCAGCGCCAGCACCCAAGCCAGCGGCCCGGCCTGGGCCAGCCAGCAGCCAAGCAGCGCGCCGCCGGCCAGGTAGGCAGTGAGGTAGACGCTATCAGCGGCGTGCCAAAAGTCGGTGAAGAGCACGAGCACCGTGGAGCTGAGCGGAAACCGGGGCCGCAGGTCGCCAGCGTCGTAGTTCTTGTACTTGCGCTTCCAGCTGGTGCGGGCGTCGAACCACGGCCCCCACGTTTCGAAAATGCTGTTGCCGGCTTGGTGGGTCAGGTTGTCGCAGGCGGCCTTGGCCACGTAGGCCAGGGCCAGCAGGATGATGGCGGCGGTAAGCACTACGCTTGCGGCTTTTTGCGGCCGGCTGACCAGATGAGCAGGCAGGCCAGCGACACCACGCCGTACACGATGACGGCCCAGGGCGCGATGAAACGGTAAATCGGGTAGCTCAGGCCAGCCCAGACGAGGAAGCCAATTACGAGGTACTTCATGGCAGAAAAAGGGGATGAAATTTTATTAGTAAAAAATGCGGAATAGTATTAGCTACCCTGGCTAGCCCGGCCGCACTCGCCAGGGTAGCCATTTAAGGACAGTCGTCTGAGAGCTAAGCCACTCCCAGCCCACCACACTGCCCACGCCTACAAGTAGGAATACCCACCAAGGCACCCCCGCTTTCTTGCTAGTCGCGGTAGCCGTGGCCTGGGGCGCGGTGGCCGCCGTCCCACCCCGCTGGCCAGCTTTGCGGTTGTCGGTTATGCTAGCTGTACTGCCGGGGGCCTGAAAAACGACGGTACCCGCCTTGATTTTACGCGGTGCTGGCAGGCCACTAGCCACAAATACCGAGTCGGCACGGGTAAGCAGGGGCTGCTGAATGGTACAGGCGCTTAGCCCTATGGCCAAGCCAATGAGCATACCCAGGATGAGTAGCATAAACCCTAGGGCTGCAAAGGGCCCATATTCTTCTTCCTGCTTCATTTGTAGTCCCACCTCGCGGCGGCAGTGATATTGGGTCCTGGGTAAAAGGTGTAGTGCATCCCCGCATTGGGCCAGCGGCCCTCGTTGCCGCCCCAGCTCCAGTAGCCGCGGGGCGGCCGGCCCCGGCGCAGGGCCGGCACCTGCTTGGCGGCGCGCGTGATGTGGTGAATGGTCGGGTTGGGGCGGTAAGCAAAGCCCAGCAGGTCACCCGCCTGCACGCTGTCGAGCACGCCGCGCTGGCCGCCATAGTAGAAGCAGCGGGGCAGCGGGCGCCGCTGGGCATCCACAAACCACGCCCTAGCGGCGCCCTGCATGCCGCCCGCTGGGATGGGCAGGCCGTGGGCGCGCTGGTCGGCCGCCTGCGTGAAGCCGCAGTGCTCAGGATGCTCAGCCGGATTGCCACCGCCGGCGCGGATAATGGCCGCCACGGCGAGGCCGTCGTTGCCGGGGTAGCGCGTGGCTTCGCGCACGCCGCCGCGGTCAGCCAGCCATTTTATTGTGCTAGCCTGCGTGGCGGGGTTGCGGCGGGGCTGGGCCTTGGCAACGTAGGCCGCGCACACCAGTACCCAGGCCAGCATCACCCAGCCCAGCCAGCGCACCCAGGTCGAGGTGGGGTCTTTCGGCGCGTACATGCTACTGAATCGTAAAAGCCGCCCACACCGCTAGCCCCGCCGCCAGCACCAGCAGCGTCATAAAGCCCAGCAACAGGCACACCCTGGCCAGGTCGCTTTGCCGCAGAAACGAGCGCTTAAACCCCACCACCGGCGCATCGAGTCCCACGGCGGCCGCCCGCTCCATGTCGGCATAATCGCCGGTGGCCCAGTTCGGAATGACGGGAATAACGAGTTGCAGCGCGCCCCAGCACAGGGTCATGATGAGGCTGAACACGCCCAGCGCAATGCTCATTTTGCTGAACAGGTAAGTGGGGGCCACCACCTGGGCCCGCGTATCGGCAAGTGCTTGCTTGCCAGCGTTGTTTACCGCCGTTAGAGCAGCGTACGCTTCCGTGCTGTTTTTAAAGGGGAACGCTTTGAGCGCGTCAGTGGCCGCGGCGGCCCGCGCCTCGCTGGCGGCAGCCTGCTCGGTGTAGCGCACCTGGGCGGGATAAATGAAGAGGCCAGCTACGAAGGCCAGCAGCCAGAGGTGGCGGCGCAGCAGTTGGCGCGCGCGGCAAAGGAAGGAGTACAACATACAGAAAAAAGGGAAAGGGTGAATTATTCGCTTTCGGTCGGGCGCGGGCGGCTCATCTGGCCGCGGGTGTAGCTCAGGTTGTTGACGGCATGCATCAACTCTTTGAAGTGTTGGCCTTGCTCGTCGCGCAGGTCCTTGAGGTTGCTGGTGAGCGCCCGCACCTCAGCCGCCAGCACGGCGTGGTCGGTGTTGAGGCGCTGCACCTGGCCCGGCACTTGCAGCAGACTGGCGCTGTGCTGTTCGAGCGTGATAACGCGGCCGTGCAGGGCGTTGAAATTGCTTTCGGCGGCGTCGTGGTAGGCCTTAATTTTACCTTGGTTGTCAGCTATTTCGCCGCCTAGCTGTTTGTATTTGTCGGCGATTTCGCCTTCTGGCACGAATAGGCTTATCTGTTCCTCTACGCGCTTGCGCCACTGCTGCCATTCCTGCCATTCCTGCGTCTCCGTAGCGGTTCGGGCGGCGGTGGCCAGCTCGGCGGCGTGCGCGGCCTTGGCATCGTCGTGCCGGCGCCAGTGGCGCGCGGCCAGAAACGTGAGGATGGCGCTTACCACGGCGCCGATGACCAGCATCAGCACCGGGTGCAGGGTGGGCCAGGATTGAAGCAACACGAGGGAGAGTATTAGCGAGTGGGAAAAAGCGGCCGCTCATCGAGCCGGGTGATGGCCTGCACCACCACGCTAGGCGTGCGCCCGGGCGCGGTACCGGCCCCGCAGCACGTGGGCTGCGGGTAGAAGCTGCCGAACTCGGCGGCGTTGGCGCGCAGCCACTTGTCCAGCGCCACTTCGCAGGTGAGTGCGTCACCGTCGTAGATGGTGGCCATGCGCGCCAGGTCTCGCCCATCGGCTGCCTCACTGTACTGGCTGGATTTGACGCGGATGCCCGTAGCTGTTTGCGTTGTCAGGGCAAACGGCATGTACCGGGCCATCGCGGCGCAGGCCACCACGGCCGCGGCCTTCGCGCGCAGCGTGCTCCAGGGAAAGAAGAGTGGCGCGGGGCTGGCCGTGCCGACGGTCGCACGCTCGGCCTCGACGAGGCGCAGCAGCTCATCGGCCAGGCGGTCGGTGAGCACGGGCCGCAAACGGGTGCGCTGAGCCGCGAGAATGTGCGGCCGCAGCCGGTCCATGTCGAGCGACTCGGGCAGGTCGGCGTAGTCTGCAAAATCCTCCTTATTGAGTAGCAGCGTTTCCATTCGGGGCGGGGGCAGCAGTGGGCGGGCCGTCGACTTGCAGGCCGACGAGTTCCAGTATCTGTTTCTGGCTCATGGCACCTAGCACGCCGTTGGCCACCAGGGGCGAGAGGGTGTTGAGGGCCTTGAGCGTTTTCTGGGCCGGCGTTTCGGCGTTCGTATCTGGTACCGGCGCCAGGCTCAGGTTGTCAATCGAATAATCACCCGACGGGCACAACGGCACGTCGGGCTGGTCGGGGCGTTGGAAGGTGCTGAATACCACCGAGAGTGTGCGCTCGATGCTCCGCTGGTTGGTGTTGACGACCATGTTCTGCACGTAGAGCATGGCGTCTTCCATCTCCTGGCTGGTGCCGAGCTTGCCGGCCGTAGCCTCGCCGTAGAGCAGCGTGGGAATCTGAAACACGGCGCGGATGTCGGCCTTGAGCGTTTCGCCGTCGGTCTGGTAGCGCTTACTAGCGTCGGGGGCCTGCAGCGTATCTACAGCGGGCTTGGTGGCCGGGGTTTCGGCATATTGCAGCAGCACCTGGTCACCATCCTCGCCGATGAAGCGGCCGTATTTGCGCCCGTTCGCTTCCTGTACTTCTTGGGTGGGGCTGGCCGTGCCGAACTCGGTAATCATCACCTTGGCCGAGTAGCCACTCTTCACGTCGGTGCGTCGGCTGCGCTTGAGCCGGGCCTCGGTTTCCATATCGACCTCGACCGGCTCGTATACCTGCTCGGGGTAGTAGCCGGCCTCGTCGAGCCAGGAGCAATACACCTCGCCCGGGTAGGCCTCGGGCCCGCCTGGCCAACTGGCCAGGCGCTCGGCGCGCTGCTCGGCCGGCTCGCGCGGGTCGAACACCAAGTGCAGCGTGGGCTTTGGGGGCCGGGCCTTGCTGCCGGGTACCTTGGGATGCAGCTGCATCACGTAATCGATGCTGCCGTCGTCGAGCGGCAGGCCCAGGCGCACGTTCTCGGCGGGCAGGTGGTAGGCAGAGAACGGGTTGCCCAGCAGGTTGAGGTTGATGAGCAGTGCGTGGCCGCTGAGCTTGGCCTCGCGGTCGGCCAGCAGCTTGAGCAGCGCGTCCATCGTCTGGCCCTTGGGGTTGATGACGGCCTGGTAGAAGTCGGGGTCTTTCAACCCGTTGCCCTCAATAAACTTGGCCTTGGTGGTAGCGCATACTTTCCCCGTGCCTGAGTTTGCCAGCAGGCCCAGCAGTTGCTGGGGGCGCTGGTCGTCGGCGCCCCACCGCACGTAGTCTTTGGTATCGACGACGCGGCGCGGGGGGCGAGCATCCAGGGCTTTGATGGGCTGGCGAAAAACGGACACGGGAAAAGGTGGCTACTGGGCGGCGGGGGAATTACTCGGCGTCGGCCTGGCCGGCGCGGTGCTCGGCGATGGCGTCGCGCAGCTGGTCGTTGGTCAGGTCCGCCAGCGGCTCCAGGTTGAGCTCGGCGCGGTAGGTGGCCACGAGCTGGTCTTTGTTCATGCGCGAGAGGCGCACGGGCTTCTCGTCGTGGTCCTGGTCGACTGCTTCCGTCGTGCCGGTGGTTACCTCGACACCGTTGTCGAGCTCCTCCTTTTTCACTTCGGGCTTAGCATCAGCCTCAGCCGCGCCGCTGGCGCTGGCCGTCAGAGTGGGCTGCTCGGGAGCCGGCGCCGGGGCGGGCGGCGTGCCAGCGCGGCGCTCTTGCTCATCGAGCAGGGCGGCCGCGAGCTTGGCGTAGTCGATGCCCTGCGGGACGGGGCTAGCCGGGTGCTGGGCTTGCTCCGCCTGCTTCTCAGCATTCTGCTGCGCGGGCGTGAGCGGCTGCTCATCCTCCCCTTCAGCCAGGGGCGGCAGCACCGCAAAGTGCTGGGCCGCATCGGGGTCGGCCTTGAGAATGTCGCGGGCGGCCTTATCGGTCAGGTTGTCGTTGGAATAGGCTACGCCCAGGCCATGCGGGGTGTAGATGAGCTGGTCGCTGTGGAAGCGGGCAATGCTGTGCTGTTTCACGTTATCGGAAAAAATGGTGGGTGAAGAATTTTCTTGCTGCGTTACCCAGCGTTTAATGGCGTAGTAGGCCCTGCCCTGCTCAGCGGGGCAGTGGTCGCACACGGGGTCACGGTTGGGGTAGATGAGCGCGTGCACAGCAATGAGCTCGCTGACGTGCGTCACGTGGGGCCCGCCGGCAACCAGCTGGCGGGCCCGCTCCAGTAGCTCGGCCACTAGGCGTACAGGGCTTCGAAGGCGGCCAGTGTGGCCACCGGGTCCACCACGGGCGTGGCGCCGCTGTTATCCATCACGGCGAAGAAGTCGGCCAGGCCCTTCTCCTTGGTGCTGGCCAAGGTGATTTCGGGCGCGCCGCCGGTGTCATTGTTGGCCGTGTCGGTGTCGGCCTTGGTAGCCTTGAGCCCGGCATTGAGGCCGTAGACCATGAAGTTGCCGTTGTTGTCGCGCACCACCGACACCGTCGTATCCTTGGCCAGGTCCTCGACGGTGCCGTAGTCGGTCGCGTCGCTGGTGAACGCCACCAGGTCCACTTCGTGGGTATAGATGCCCGAGCCGAATTTGGTGGGCGTGAACTTGGCGCGGGCGTTGTTGCTCTCGCCCATGCCTTGGAAGAGAAAGCCTTTCTTGCCGGTTTTCAGGGTGATGGTCACCAGCTTCGGGTTGAGCGCATTGCGCACGTAGCTGGCAATGTCATCCTTGCGGATTTGCACCAGCTTGGTTTGCAGGCCCCCCGCAGGCGTTTCGCAGGGGGCGGGAATACCGCGTTTCGTTTGGCCGCAGTCGGGCATAGTTGTAGCAGAAAAGAAGTGAGAAAAGAAAAAGGCCCGGCCGGTGCGGCCGGGCCTCTCGAACTACTTGGGCAAGTTGCTGGCCTAGAAGGCGGCGCGGGTGAGGAAGGGGCGCATCACCTTGGCATCCATCTTCCAGTTGCCGCGCATGTGGGTGTACTTCGTCTCGTCGTTGTGCCAGGCCTTCACCTGGGTCGCGGCGGCGTAGGAGTCGAAGCCCAGCTGAAGGTTTTCCTTCGTGGTGAGCACGGCCCGGTGCGGCAAGTTGATTTTACCGTTCACGTAGAAGTCGGCCGCCAGAATCTCGTCCCACTCGGGGCGCGGGATAATCTCAACGTTGTTGTAGCGAGGCCCCACCAGGCCCGTCTCCATTAGCTTGAAGCTCGTTTCGAGATTCTTGCTCTGGCGCTCCAGCGCCCAGTTATCGGCAATGCTCTGGGTGCAAAGCAGGATGGGCGTACCGAACAAGCCCGAGCGCAGCCGGCGGTCAGCACCGAAGAGCAGCTTCATGAAAATCTTGCTGGCCTCGCCGTCGGGCAGTACTTGGTCAGCCGACTGGTTGGCATCGATGGTGTAGGCCCGTACCTGGGCGTACTGCGTAGCCAGGGCAATAATTTGGGGCCAGATGCCGCGCAGCTGGTTGTAGTTCTTTACGTCGTCCTGGCCACCGGTGAGCTGGCCAGCCGTGATGGCGGGGTCGGCGAAGAAGCCCATGCGGAAGATGTCGTCGCGGATGGCTTCCTCCATCTGGTCCTGCACGAACTCGTTCCAGTAATTCTGGGTAGTAGCGTCGCCGCCGTCGATGCCGGCTTTGATTTTAATAATGGCCTCTTGCAGGTCAGGGCGCTTGTAGCCCACGCCCAGGCCCCAGGCCAGGAAGGTCGAGTCGAAGTCGGGGCCGCACTCCTTAATCCAGGCCTCGATGGCCACCGGGTCCCAGGTGAGCTTCTCCACGTCCATGCCGGGCGTCATGGGCACCGAGCCGCAGCCCGTATCCAGGTGCGAAACCTTGCGGAACTTCTTGGCAAAGAGGATGTCCTCCTTGGCCTTGATGTCGTCGCGGATGGTGAGAATCTGCGCCAGGTCCGGCGACTGGATGGTCGGCTCCAGAATCAGCGAGCGAAATTGCTCGGGACCGTAGAGCACGCCGTTGGCCGTGGCGTTACCGGCAATCATGGTGGGGCCGAAAGACGCGGCAGCCAGCAGGCTGACGCAGCGCAGGGCGCCGAGGTAAGTACACATAAGAGAAAGCAGAAAAAAGGCGAGAGAAGTGACGAAGGAGCCGGGCGCCTACTTGCCGTAGCGCCCTGCGCGGCGGGTGGCGCGGGCTTCCGCAGCCGCTTTGCCGGGGTCGACGTCGGCCCCCTTGCCCTCGTCGTTGGCAGGGTTGGCGCGCGGGGGCACGGCGTTGCTGCCGTTGGTGGTGGCGATGCGGTGCAGGGTGCTGGCCTGGGTGGCCTGCTGCTTCACGACTGTGGCAACGGTGCCAGCGAGGGCCGTGACGGCAGTGGTGAGGGTGCTAATAGCCTCGTGCACGTCGGCGTCGCCAGTGGCAGCCGAGTCGGTGCTGGCCGGCGTAATAACCGTGATGGCACCAGCAGCCACCGTGATGGTGTTGCCGTCGCTGAGCACGTAATCGCCATCGGCAGCGGCGGCGCCATCAGCATCGGTCACGTTGTCGCCCACGGCGTAGGTGTCGCGGTCACCGGTGTCGATGCTGAGCGCAGCGCCGTCGGCCGTGGTTACGTCGAGCGCCGTCGTGGCGGCGGCGGCGGCCTGGTTGGTGGTGGGTGCGCGCAGTGCGCTCATGGCGGCCGTCAAGCCCGCAAAGCCCTGGGTGAATTTGCTCATAAGTTGTTTGATTAAACCCAGCTCGGGACTCTCGGTCGGGCTGGTGGGCGTGGTGGAAGCAGTAGTGGGGCGCAGGGCCAGAGCGGTAGCCGGCTGCACGATTTGCGTGGCGAAGCCGTAGCTCAGCAGCTGCTCAGCCGTGAGCGTGGTCTGGGCCCGCATCACCTCTGTGAAGGCCACCGGGTCTACCCCGGCGCGCTCGACGTAGAGCGCCAACAGGCGGGCTTCGTCACTGGCCAGCGAGGCGGCCCAGGCCGCCGCCTCCTCGGCATTGGCACCCAAGATGCCACCGGTGGGCAGGTGTACCAGGCTCGTGGCGTGGGGGTGTACCTCGCGCACCGAACCGGCTAGGAACGCAGCGGTGGCAATGCTGGAGCACTGGCCGATAGCCTCGGTAATGACCGTGACGCCTTCGAGCGAGCGCAGCAAGTCGTAGAGCGCAAAACCCTCATCGACGCGCCCACCGGGCGAATTGATGATGATGCGCACCGTGTCGTAGGGCTTAGCCCATTCGAGTTGGCTTTGCACGTCGGCAAGGGTGGTATAGGGGTAGCAGTAGTCTACCTCTGCCCCATCGAGCACAATCGGCCCCGAAATAGTGATTCTCGCCTCTAGCATGCACAAAGTTTCCAACCGGGCCAGGGCCAGATTTGGGCTTTTCAGGATGCAGATTGCCAGTAGTCTAAAAGTGCGTGTCGCTTTTGGCAACTCCGTGTCGCTTTTGGCCCCAGCGGCTTGCAGCCGGCCCCGGGCAGGCTGGAAATTCGGGGTACTATGGGAGACCAAACCACCGAGGCCGTCATTTTTGAGGTCAAAATCAACAGCGAGCAGTACAAGAGCGAGCAAAAACTCATTCGTGACAGCCTCGGCCAGGTCGCGCTGGACCTGGAAAAGACCCGGGCCGCTCAAAAGGCCCTCAACGACGAGCGCAAAGCGGGCAAGGTCACCGATGAGCAGTACGCGGCGCAATCGGTGAAGCTGCGCGAGCAGCTTAAAGGGCAGATGGCCGACCAGCGCGAGTTGGAGAAGGGCCTGGCCACTAGCCAGAAGGCCTACAACGCGGCCGCCGGCAGCGCCGAGCAACTACGGGCGCAGCTCTTTGAGTTGAAAACGGCCTACTACGCGATGAGCGAGGCCGAGCGGCAGACGGCCGAGGGCCAGGGGCTGCAAAAGTAGGCACTCGCCATCTCGGACACGCTTTCGACCATCGAGAAGAGCGTCGGCACGGCTAGCCGCGACGTGGGCAAGTACGGCGAGGGCTTCAAGCAGGGGCTAGCCGGGGTAGTGGCCGAGTTGGTGAAGGCCAAGGCTGCGCAAAGCAGTTTCGCGGAGGGCAGCGAGGAGGCGGCCCGTAACCAAATCAAGGTTAACGGCTTCCAGACGGCCGCCCAGCGAGCTGCCGCCCAAGCCGGTATCACCGACTTCACGCAGGCCAAGGCGACTATCGACCAGTACACGGCCGCCTTCACGCCGGCCGTCGAGAATCTCGTGCGCTTGCAGCAGGAGCAGCAGCAGGCCGGCCAGACAGTGGGCGAAAACTCCGAGCAGTACCAGGAGCTCGGCTTTAAGGTTGGCGGCGCCCAGAAAGCGCTCGACGACTTAGTCGCCGCGCAGGTCGCCGGCGAGAAAGCGGCCCAGGGCGGGGCGCAGGCGGCCAGCCAGCAGGCCCAGGCCACGACGGTCGCGGCTGGCTCACTGGGGGCACTGCGGCAGCAGCTGCTCGACCTGCTCAACACGCGCGAAACGCTCGACCCCACCACCAAGGAGGCAGAAGAGTTGAACACGCAGATACTTACCCTGCGCACCAACATTCAGCAGGCCGAGGGCAAGATTGATGAGTTCGGTGAGCGGGTACAGAAAAATATCAAGAAGGAAAATTTCGACACGGTGACGGATGCCGTGCAGGGTATGGTGGGCGCCTTCTCGGTGGCCACGCTGGTGCTGGGGGAAAACTCCGACGCTGCGGCGGCCCAGGCCAAGGCCTTGCAGCTGATGACCATCGCGCAGAGTGCGCGCGCCATCGCCATCGGCCTCGACTCGGCCAAGGACGCGACGCAGATTGTGCTGTTGAAGGCCAAGTCGCTGTTTTTGAAAGAAGAGGCCACGTTAACGGCAGCCGCGGCCGTGAGCACCGAGGCGCACGCGGCAGTGGCCGGCGCAGACGCGGCCGCCATTGAGGGCCAGGCAGTGGCGGCCGCCATCAACGCCGAGGCCCAGGCCGCCGGCGCTGAGGCAACCGCCGCCAGCACCGTGGCCACTGAGGCGCAGGTGGTGGCTACGGAGGGTGCCACTATTGCCCAGCAGGCGCTGAATCTAGCTCTAAGAGTCAATCCGATTGGGCTTGTTATCATTGCCGTGGCGGCACTGGTGAGCCTGTTTGCGGTGTACCGGAACGCCAGTGACGCCACCCAGAAGAAAATTCGGGACATCACGGAGACGCTGCTGCGCTTCACGACCCCTATCGGCATAGTCTACACTGGTATCGAGAAGTTGTACCAGCGGTTTGAGCTAGTAAGAAAAATTCTTGACCCTGTTATCAAGGGCTTCAACTTGGTGGCCGGCGAGGTGCTCAACGGGGCCCGGGCCTTCGGCGAGTACATTGGCCTGCTTGATACGGCTGCCCAGAAAGCCAGCAAATTGGCCGCGGCTGAGCTGGAGCGCGCCGTGGCTTTTCGGGAGCAGGCTGATGCCGAGGTAAAAGCGTCGGCGCTGGCTGGCGCTTCGGCTCGCCAAACAACGCAGGACAACCTGGCCAACATTGACCGGGTGATTGCCAAACAGCAGGAGGCTAATGAGAAAAGCGCGCTGGCACACCAGAAAGAATTAAGGCGCATTCAAGAGCGCATTGCGGCCGGCAAGACGCTGTCGGACAGTGACAAGAAAATCAATGAGGAGGCTCAGAAAGCGAGCGTCACGCTTATTAACCTGCTCAATGAGCGCAGCACGCTACTCAACGAAGGTGTTGAGCGCGACCGCGCCGCCCGCCAGCAGGAGGCGGCCGACATTCAGACCAACGCCCAGCGCGCGGTGCAGAATTTGCAACGCCGTATCGAGCAGCAGGATGCGGCTGAAAACGCGCAGCTTCAACGGCGCATTGCGCGCCTGGATACTAGTTTAAGCCGGGTGCAGAAGGGCACGGCCGATGAGCTGTTTTTGCAGCAGCGCAAAATAGAGGCACAGACAGCACTGGAGATTAAACAGACCAATGACGTGCTGGCTGAGAAAATACGGCTACGTGCCGTGGGCTACGCAAAGGAGCTAACAAGCCTGAATCAGCAGGAAAAGCAGGCGCTTGACACGCAGGCCCTGACCGAACTGCAAAAGACCGAAATCACTTCCAACTATGCTCAGCAGCGGGCGGAGGTCGAGCAAAAGTATAGCCTCAAAGCTGCGCAGGATGCTGTGAAGAATATTCCACTGGTGCGCGCGGCATCGAATGCCCAGATACTAAACTTGTATGCGGACTTCGAGCGCCAGGCTAACGTGCTTGCACTCGAAAGCCAGATTGAGCAAAACCGGGTAAAGCTGGCTTCGACCAAGGAGAACTCGCAGGCGCGTTATGACCTGGAAGTGACGTTGAGCCGCCAAGAAGAGGAGTTGTCCATCGCCGCCCTTGATAAGCGGGCAATGAGCAACCTGGCCTACGAAACGAAGGTGACGGCTATCCGGGCCGAGGGCGTGGCCCGGCGCAAAGCGCTCTACGAGCAGGAAACGGGCTACGTCATCAGCAACCTACAGGCCCAGGCCCAGGGCGCGGAGCTTAATCAGCAGCTAATGCTAGCGGGCTTGAGCGAGAGCAAGCAGTTGGAGGTAAAGGCGACCCAGAAGTACACGGATGAGCGGCTGCGGGCCGAGCTTGACGGCTATACCGCCGCCCGTCTGGCCGCCAGCAATAACGCAACTCAGCTTGAGAACGCAGAAAAGCAGCACCAAATCAACCTCAAAACAATTGCGCAGGAGGCTGAGCAAAACGAACTGGCAAACGCGAAATCCAAGTACGATAAGATTTCAGCGATGGCCTCGCAGTCTATCAGCGCACTCGGGACCATTCAGGATGCGGCCACCCAGGACCAGCTCAACCGCATCGACAAGGAAATGAATAAGGCCACGACCTCAACGGCCCGCAAAGCTGTGCTAGCCAAACAGGAGGAACGCATCAGCCAGCAGCAGCACGAGCGGCAAAAGCAATTCGCTAAAGCACAGGCAGTTATTGACTTGGGCTCAGCCATCATGCGGATTCTGGCCGACACGCCGAAAGCTGACTTTGGGGTTGCTACGGCCATAGGCATTGCGCTGGCCGGCATCACGGCAGCGGCCCAGATTCGTGCAATTGACAGCCAGAAATTTGCGACTGGTGGCATCGTGCAGGGCCCGAGCCACGCCCGCGGCGGCGTGCAGCTTTGGCATCGCAGTGGCGCCCATGTGGGCGAAATGGAAGGAGGCGAGGCAATCATCAATAAGCGCAGCACACTGATGTTCGGGCCGTTGCTAAGTGCCATCAACCAGATGGGTGGTGGCAAGCCATTTGGCTACTTAGCTGGTGCCATGAATATTCCGGCGCACTACGCAGAAGGCGGTATTGTGCGGGCCGACTCGTTGCCTCAGACGCGCACGAGCGGCATTGTCGTGGCACCCGCTATGGATTATGATTTGCTGGCGTCGAAGCTGGCCGACACGCTCGGCGGCCGCATGACTACGGCATTTGTGCAGGGTGCCAAGTCTTTGCCTGCGCCCGAAACCAACATAACGGACCTACGCCAGCGCCTAGCCCAGCAGGATAAACTTGAGGCCGAAACGAATATCTGATATGCAGCTAATCGACCTCCTGAACGAACTGGAACAGAAAGGCCAGCTTGGTAAATTATACCAAGCTGGCGCTTTGAATATTAAGTGCTTCAACTACAAAGAAATTGTGCTGCACTTTCGCGCCCTGCTAGCCACCCCCATGTACGCCGACCAACCAACACGGGCAGCCAAGACCACAGCCAGCGTGCTGGGCATTGACCTATCTACTGTGTACCGCGCCCGGCGCGAGATGGAGCAGGCAATTTAGTGAGCCTTACTAGGCGCCACCTTTTGTACTTCTCCCTTTGAAAATGCAGCGTCAGTGTTGGCCACAAAGTATTTAGTAAAAAAATAGGTAACGCCGTCTTGCTCCTTGAAAAATAGGATTGGCTGGCGCTGTCCTGCGTTACGGCTCTCGGCGGGCTTGATAGGCTCGTTGCCAATATTGACCAGCTGCACGTACAAAAACTGCCCGTTGAGTCCTGCTCCCTCGGTTAGCCGAATCACGTCCCCTACGTGCAGGGTGTCACCTTGAGCCAATATGTAAGGCTCCTTACTTTTTGGCTTTAGACTTATGCTGCGGCCCTGTCCAAAAACGGCAACGCTGGAGAGCAGGAGTATCGGCAGTAGTAGCTTCTTCATGCTGCCAATCTACGGTCTTTTATCGTATTTTGGTAGTATGAAGAAACTACTGTCCATTCTACTATTATGGCTGCTTTGGCCCTTGCATTCCTCTGCACAGCTGAAAGTTAAATCCGATGCCGATACTGCTATAGGTACACCGACCGCAATGACAGGTCACAAAACAATAAGCGAACCTGCTATTTCGGTGATGAGCGAGAAAGACTACTATAAGGGGATGTACGAATTAGCGAGTGGTTCTGCTTCATCTGCTACTACCGTAACGTGGAGTGCTCTAGCAGCACTCTTGGCTCTCATCCCTATTTCTATTGGCTTGCAAGCGCTTTTTACTTATCGCTTAAGTAGAGCGGATGTGGAGACAATCAGGGCGGAGATGCAAACGCAGGTTTATAATGCACAAGTTGCCTTATTAGAGCAGTTAAGCACGATAGCCGCGAATCAAGAAACCACACTCAATACAAGATATGCAGCACTTGAAACGCAACTGCGTGACGCAGTAAACAGAGAGCTTGATACTTACAAAAAATCTATATATGACCAATTTTTAGAGTATAAACAAACAAGCAAAAATGAAATTATTTCTATTCAAAGTAAGCTAAACAAGCTTTATAAAGATTTTGAATACGCTTCAGCGTCTCACATGCTTGAAAAAGGACAAGCTTTTAATGGTTTGCAGTCATATTTGAAAATAGCAGAAGAAATTATCAATGAAGATGTAATCGATACAGCATTCTTTACTAATGGAACAGGTTTTTTAGCTAAAACCAAAGAATTGCAAGTATCGGATTTCATTCGAATTGAAAAGATTATGGAAGTTCTAAAAATTAAACATCCTTTTATTTATCCCTTTTGGAAATCCCTGGTAGAAAAGCTCCCTGTTTATGAATTGAGAGATAATTCTCTTGCCTCCAAAACCTATACCAGAAACCCTCCAGCTAGTCAGGAATAATTGCGACTCATGAAACGCGAATTAACTCCACGGCAGTGCTTGGCTGCTCATCCTCCCACCCGTCGAGCTTATTGATGTAGAAAAACGCCTGCTCCTCTTCGAGCCACGCCGCGCGCAGTTGGTCGAAGGCTACCAGCTCGGCCGCGCTGAGCCGCACGTAGGGCCGCAGCACCAGGGGCCGGGCCAGCGCCGCAGCCAGGTGCGGGTAGTAGCGCGGCAGCAGGTTACGAGTAAAGTCAAGGTCCTCGAGCTGCGCCCGGTCCACGAAGTAGCTCAGGCGCAGGGCCACCTGCTGCTGATTGCCCTGGTCATCTTCGAGTAGCACGTCGCGTGTGGCCGCCGCCTGGTAGACGAGCCGCGGCTGGGGCGTTTGGGTATCGAAGTCATCGCCGAGCGCCTTGGTGCGGGCGGCCTGGGCCTCGGCCGGCGAGTAGGTGCCATCGGCCTGGGCCTGGTCAATGACGACCAGGTCGGCTAGGTAGTCGGTGCCGGGCTTAGGCTTCCAGTAGGGAATGAGCAACAACCCCGCCGCGCCCGCCGGCGATGCGGCTAAGCCCAGCGTAAGCACGTCCTTGGTGGGCGCCAGGCTCACGTCGCCGGCGCCGTTGTCGAGGTAGCCGGCGCCGAAGGCCGCAGCTACTTTCTTGGCGGCGTCGGCATCGTAGGGTTGGCCGGCGTGGGTACTTTCGAAGATGGCCCGCGCGTAGTTCTCATTGCTCTCGTCCTGTTTCCAGCGAAACCAATTGCGCTGGGCCAGGTCGCCGAGCTTCCATGAGCGCCGGGCGGGCTGGCTGCCGTCGCGCCGCGCGCTCCAGTCAAGGGCCGTGGTCCGCGGGTTGTCGAGCACCTGGGCCGTGCGCCGAAACGTGACGGCCGCCGTGTAGGGGTCGGTGGTTTGGGTGAGGCCGTAGGCTTGGATTAGGCTTTTAATAAAGTCCTTCTGGCTCAAGTCGGCGGGTAGCCAGTCGGCCAGGTGCACGCGGCCGCCAGATGGAAAATCAGCTAATAAGCTAACAATCAGCTTCCCGCTTGCCTTGAGTTCCCACTCGGGGCCGAAGGGGCCAGTGTTGAAAGGCCCCTCGCCGAAGCCGTCGAACTTGTACCGCGCCTGCACCACATCGCCGGGCTTGAGGAACTGGCGCTCGGCTAGGGCCGTAAGGCTGGCGTTGGTGCGCCCCTTACCCCGCACCGAGTCCACGTCGAGGCGCACGCCATTCACCTGCACCTCCACGGCCGCGGCTACCGTGCCGTTTAAGGTCTTGTTGCAGTAGAGGCTTACATCCTGGTCGGCGCGCAAGTCGTAGAAGCCCACCTGCGTGATGATGTAGCGGCTGCCGGCGGCGTCGAACTGCACGGCCGCGCCCTGGTGCAGGTCGCTGTTATCAGCCGCCTCCACGCCGGGGCTGGCCAGGCGCTTCCAGGGCTGGGTATACACGTAGGGCACCACGTTGTCCTGCTCATCGGTAAAGGTGCGCGATTGGTCACTGGGCCGGTAGCCCGCCACCAGCTCGTGGGCCGCCCGGGTCTGGTCGGAATAGCCGAAGGCCTGGGTGCTGGGCAATAGGGCCGTATCGAACACGGCCGGCAGGTCGCCGAGGCGCTTTACGCCCGCGCCTAAGAAGATGGCCTCCAGCACCGCACGGGCGTAGATGCTGGGCCAATAGCCCGCCTCGTAGAGCTTGCTCACGCCGGTTGCCGGCAAGGGTGGGGCGCCCAGGCCCCGGTCGTAGAGGTCGTAGCAGTAGCCCTGCTGCCAGCTGTTGTTGAGCGCACCGGCGGCCACGGCGGACAGTGTCCAATCGTGGTCGAAGGCCGAGAGGTCGAGCTCGCGCAGCAGCTTGTCGGAGCCGTCGGCGTTGAGTAGCAGGTCGTAAAACTGCCGGTTGCCGGCCAGCAGCTTACCGGTGTAGCCTGCGCGCGGGGTGTAGTCGTCGAGCGAGAGTCGCGCGCCGGGTAGCACCTCCACGCCGCCCGCCTCCAGGCAGACGCCCGCGCCGCGGTAGGGCGCCGGGCTCAGGCTGGTGCCAACCTGCGGCAGGCCCAGGCGCACGTGGGTGGCCACGTCGTCGGGCAGCTGCATAGACGTCGTGAAGGCGGCCTGCACGGTGTCGGGTTGCAAAATATTATTATCCTGGCGGGTGATGGACACGCGTCCGGCCAGGGCCTGGGCACTGCCGTCGGCGTAGCGAAGTAGGTAGGCCATGCTAGTGCGTGAGGGCGTTACGGGCGGGCAGCTTCAGGCTCAGCTCGAGCTCGTAGCGGCTATCGGCCGAGGTACGGGTAATGCTCGATGCGGGCACCACCAGCACGGGCTGGCGGCGCCCGTCGGGCAGTTGGCGAAATACCTGCGGGCTATCGAGCAAGGTGCTAAGCGCCTCGTGCTGGGCCCGGCTTAAATCACCAGCGCGGACGGTGAGCGTGTCGGTGGCGGCCCGGCGCACGGCCACCGTCGCGCGCTGGTCAGGCGTGCTGCTGTCGCTGCTTTCGGTGAGGTCGGTTTTCGTATCGGTGTCGCCGGCGAAGGCCCAGCCCTCCCAGGTGCCAAGGGGGCTGAGCCAGCGCAGGTACTCCACGGGACCGCAGGCGGGGCGCAGTTGCAGCGTCAGCGGTTGGGCGAGGTAGGCCATAGGTTTTAGCGGGTGGCGCAGTTAAAGCAATCGGCGGAAAGTAGCGCCGTGGTGCCGTTGTCCTGTGCCATGAAGCAGATGAACAGGTCGCCGGCATAGCTCAGACCGTCGAACTTGCTGGCAATTGGAGTGTAGGTAACGTTATCCGTGGAGGTAAGCACGCTCAGGGCCCCATTAGCGGCGCGGCGGAATTTCGCGTAACTGCCATCTCCCATCGGCCCCACGGGTTGCAAGTCGCCGCTCGGGCTCGTGCTGGTGTAAAGATTCTGGTCCTGGTCGCCAATCAGCACACCATAGTCGATGTCTTGATACTTGGTGGGCGCCTGCGCCACTTTGCACGCACCGATGACTACGTTGCCCACCCCATACTTCGCACGGAGGATTATCTCGCACTCCTGGCCAGCGGGCATGTACTTGCTAGTCAGCCCCCCTACGGTATAGTTTTCGGTGTAATTAGAGCCATCGGCATGTGGCTTAACGACGTAGCCCTTGAGCGAGTCGCTGTAAAACAGCGGCGCCAAATCTGCGTCGGTGAAGTTGCTGGCCGGCCGGGTGGGTGGCTTCGGTATTTCTCTTGGTGGCAAGTCAAACTGCGCGTGAAACTTGTCGGCTTCTTTGCCATACCCGCTGTCATTCGGGTGAAGCCTGTCGGCCAGGTCGGCTGGCTCTAACTGGCCTCCATCTAGGAAGCGCAGGTTTGGCAGCTCTGCGGTCTGCAATGCCAAACCTGCTTTGCGGTAGGCATCGCTACTAGCGGTACCGTAGTCGAGCATCAGAACCAAATAGAGCATGGCGTCCGGCGCAAGCGCTAGCAGCCGCTTAAATAGCTTGGCTGCGCGGTCCATAACCAGGCTGGGGTCAAGGCCGCGATTCGCATCGTTGGTGCCCCCAAGCCCCAGCGCGTACCGCCGCTTAGACGCAGTGCCCCACGCTTTCAAGACTCGCTGGCATTCGGCTTCTATCTGCGCGTCGGTGGCCAGGGCGTACGACAGGAATTTGTACCCGCTGCCGGCCGAGTAGATGGTCATCTCGGGCCGCAGGCGGCGCATCCGGGCCACGTAGTGCTTATCAAGATTGCTGGCAAAAACACTGGCGGTAATACTGTCGCCCTGCAAATAGAGCACGTCGCCCGTGTTAGCAAACTTCACGAAGCTAGCCAGGGTATCAGTCGGGAAAGCTAGGCTTTGAATGGTCGTATAGCCGGTCGGGATGCCTTCCTCAGTGCCTTCCTGCACGCCCAGGCGCAGGCTATAGGTAGTGCGCGTGCCCCCGTTCGGCAGCGCTACCCGCAGCGTGTTTACGCCCGCCCCAGGCGAGGGATAGTACTTTATCAGCTCGTTGCCTTTGTATAAACCAATGCCATAAGGGTCTGGGTCTATATTATTTAGCGTGGCCTTCAACTTCACATCGACGTAGCTGTCGGTGGTGGCGAAGCCCAAATCGCTGTGTACCGACTGATAGTCGGTATTCTCGAACACATTGTACGAGTAGTCCGAATTGGTCGGCGTGAGCACCGTGGGGCCGGTCGAGGCGGTGACGGTAAAGCTGGCAGTGCTGACCGCCGTGCCGGCGGGCGTGGTCACGCGCACCAAGCCGCTGGCCTGCGCCGAGGTAAGCGTGGCCGTAATCTGCGTGGCGCTGTTCACCTGGAAGCTGGCCACCGCGCCGCTGTTGATGCTCACGAGCGTCGCG